TGCGTCTGACATGGTTACATCACTGTTGCCCATCCAGTCTGTAGCAGCCAGTAGTGCATCACGTTCTTCACGGACCTGTACAGCAGCACGTGTGTCTGCACCGTCAGCCCATGTCTTTTCTTCAGCATCACGGGCAGTTTCTTCTGCTGCTGTGAACTGTACGGTTTCTCCGTTAATGTTATGAAATCTTGGCATTACTGCCCCCTTTGTTGTTGTGTTATGATCCGTTAGATATGCCGTACATTACGATCTCGCCTGACTCTATGTTACCACTACCGAATAAAAATTTAACTGCATCAACGTCTTCTGCAGCCAGCCTGACGGACGATGCTTTACTTGGATCATCGTGACCAGCATGTCGTATAGCTCCACCAATATCCATATATAAAACATTACTGTAAGAATACGTATAAGCAGTTGTATGAGGCGAATATAAATAAAACGGACCACTTACTCCGTTTTCATTTGCAGCACTACCTACACCATTATACCAAGCAACAAGTAAACCTGTCGTATCATTAGTACCTTGGTAGTGATAATCCCCACTTGTGCTAGAATAAGCACTTCCATCATTAGTGCTAGATTGACAAAATAAAGTTACATTGTCGGTTACTGGTACTACGTGTTGAAAGTAAAACATGTAATGGTCAAATTTAGTTGCATCAAAGTGCCCATCTTGCGCCCTAAATTGTACACTAGCTGTACCATCACTAATAGCACCACTAGAGGCAATAAACACCATAGACCCACCAGTAATCTTGGTTCCCATATAAGTAGCTAAGGTATCTACCTTAGTCATTCTCATAGTGCCGCCATCGTTAGTCAGGAAGCCGTCACCATCTGCTACTGCAGTTGTACCCCTAGCTGTACCACCGTCAATAAGGTTTAACTCTGCTGCTGTTGCAGTGACACCATCCATAATGTTTAACTCAGCAGTAGTAGCTGTAACGCCATCCATAATGTTTAATTCTGCTGTAGTAGCAGTTACACCATCCAAGATGTTAAGTTCTGTAGCAGTGCTAGTAACACCGTCAAGAATGTTTAACTCAGCAGTGGTAGCCGTAACACCATCAATGATATTAAGCTCATCAATAGTTGCACTAAGCCCTGATCTGATCTGTGCTTGATTACCAATATAACCTGCCATTAGCTGTCAATCTCCATGTAGCTCATAATTACTGAGACTTTATCTGCCACACTACAGTCTACTTTAATAATGTCACCAGCATTAACAACAATCTTACCATCTAGTACAGACAGTGAAGACCCTACTGGTATAGCTGCATCTTTAATAATGTGTGCTGTAGTGTTTTGTGTTTGACTTGTTTGTGTAGTTGTACTAACTAAAGTAACACTTGCAGTTACTTGTGCCGTGTGTACGTTAGCCAGAGTAAGTCCTAAGATAACAGCCCTAGTACTTGATTGAGTAGTGTATATTGTTTCAGGGGTTCCTGCACCAGCAGGTGCTACATCCCTTGTGATTGTCTTAAAGGTATTTGCCATTAATTTGTTTCCTTATCCAAGGGCGATTGCTAAAGCTGTTGCTTCGTCTTGTGCTATAGTTGTTGCAGTACTTGTTACGACTGCAGTAGTTGCAATAATACCAGCAGTACTAGGAAGAGTCAAGGTAATATCTGCAGTAGATGCAGGGCCAATAAGTGTTACTTTATTTGATCCATTGTCTGAGTCTTCAAAGAACTCAAGGAACCCTGCTGACGTAGCACCATTCTTTAGCTGAACCCCTGCATTTGCAATAGGGGTAGTGAGTACTGGGGTAGTAAGTGTTTTGTTTGTAAGTGTGTCTGTTGATACAAGTGATACTAAAGTAGAACTAGCACCAGCAGGTAAAAGCATAGTGTTAGTAACAGAAGCTGAGTGTGGTTGTGCAATTACTGTTTGACCGTGGCTGTTGCTCTCACAGTTAAATACGATAGCACCTGAGTTAGTGTTACCACGTACAACAACAGTGCCTGTACCATTAGGTGCTAAGTCTATTGTAGCATTAGAAGTAGTAACAATGTCAGCACCATTCATATCTAGGTTGCCGCCTAGTTGTGGGCTGGTATCCTCTACAACATTAGAAATAGCAGATGAGGTAGCAAGGCCAGATACAAGTGTACTTCTGGCAACTTTCTTTATGCCACCACCAGAGGTATCAAGTGCCAGTAAAACATCATCACTAGCAATAGAACTAATCTCAGCTAGATCGCCTATTGTACTATTGCTTACATCAAGAATGTTTAACTCTGCTGCAGTAGATGTAACACCATCAAGTATATTAAGTTCTGCTGCAGTTGAAGTAACTAATGTACCCCCAAGTTTAAATCCATTTGAACCATCATGAGAAGCTACATCAAAATCAAAAGAGCCATCTGCAAAGGTAGTATTACCTGTTATAGTAATAGTACTTCCATCTGCTGTAATGCTGTCTAATGCAATGTTACCTACGTTAGTAATATTAGCATCATTAAACGATGTAGCACCTAAAGTGTTAGCTGCTGCTGTAGAAGTAACACCACCACTAGCAGTAATTAATTGAGAAGCATTTACAGTAAAGGCAGTAGTTCCACCTGTTGCAACTGTAATAACATCAGAGCCACTAAAAGTAATACTTGTATTAGTGTCAGCATCACCTGCAATACTGTCTAGTTGTAATGCACCAACATTTGAAATTGCAGCATCGCCAAAGTCTAAAGCTCCACCAACAGTTAATGTACCAGATATATCAACATCACCATTAATGTCTATAGTAGCAGCAGCAATCTGTACTTCTGTGTCTGCTACAATGTCAAGCTGACCGTCAACACTAGAATTAAGATAGATGCCAGTATCACGAAACTGAATCTTTTCTGTTGACGCAATAAGTAGATCATCAGAAAACTCAAAGTAATCCTCATCCTCCATCCACTTTAGTACACCATCATTACTCTCACCATCAAAGGTTACTGTAATGTCTGTACCTGTAGTGCCATCACCTATAGTAACAGAGGTAGTAGCCAGTTTAGTAATTGGCCCACCTTCACCTGTAGTACCGTCATGTGTGTGACCTGTACTTGCTGCAAAGGCGGCTAGAAGCTGATCAAACTCATCATTAGTATGATCTGCTGTGATTGTATCCCCGTCATTATACGTTGACTGTCTTGTGTATGTAGCACCCATCTAACGTCTTGCTCCTAATTGATATTCTAACTGAAACCCTTTAAGGGAGTACGGATTAGTTGTACCACCATCTTCTACCCTAAGTGCTACAGAAAAACCTGAACCTTCTACTGGCTGTCGTACAAGTGGCTGTGAAGGACCACCATAAACAAACTGTGTTGTACTAGCTGTTGTGCTGTATGTAGCATTGCCATACGTAGCTGCTAGTGATGTAGTGTCAAACGGATAAACTGCAGGTCTAGCTGAGTCTTTATCCTCATTGTCATAACGTACAATCAAGTCAGCATCAATAGTACCTTCTGGCTTGTAGTTAATAATTACCCGTTGCATGTGCTTACGAATACCGTTATCACCAAAGCTCATGTCAGGGCTTCTATACTTGCCTGATATAGTTACACCATCAAAAGTATTACCTGACTCTTGTCTTTGTACAAAACCTAAAGTATCACCGTGTAGTACAACTACATCACCTGATTCTACAAAGCTATCAGTGCAAGCAGTCTGCATTCCAAGTGTCTCAGAAAACTCAAATGCCTCTTTCTTTAATACACAGATAACACCTTTAGATAAACTTGCTGACTGTCCATCTTTATTAAAGAATATTCTGTACTGTGTCTTGTCTGGTATAACTACACTATCAAATGCCCCTGCATCTTTAATGTTCTCATCAAACAAAGACTGAATGTTCTTACTAATAGTACCAAGCTCTGTATCACCAATACGTGCAGTAGCAGCAACAGTACGCAGTCCATCAGGACCAAGAAAGATTAAGTCACCTGCAAATTCCTGCACGGTAAAGCTATTAATGCAACCAATGTTTCTTGTTACGGGCTGTACTGCAAAGTCACTAAGTGTTGATCCTGTAAGTTTAAATATTCTATTCTCACAAAAGATAAACAAACTGTCACGAAAGACTTTTAGTGCAACTACTGTATCATCAACTTTAATGCTACCTGCGCCATCACTTGCATTAAAACCATCTTCATCAAAAGGCTCACTAAACACTATCTCTTGTGGAGTAGTAGACTTACCTGCATAGAACATATGATTTCTATATGCAGCTACTGTCTTGGCCCCTGCTACGCTGCTAGTACTTACATCTGTAGCTGACATAGATGAGTTAAATACTACAGGTGCATTAACCTGATCTACAAGAATAATTTTTTCATTACCATCAAAGTTAAACCGTTCAAAGTGATACTTAGCAGCATTAGTTCTACCTGTATCTCTCTCTGTCCAACTCTCTGATACTACATCTGTCTTAACATGTGCTGCTGCAGTAGTGCTAGATGTAGCCCTAGTAACACCAGTAAATGTAGTAGAGTTAATACCTGTGTAGGTAAATAACTCTGAGTTAATCTGCAGTGTACCACTAGAAGAAAAACCTGTGGTGCTAGGTACAGTAATAGTACCTGATCCTGTCATGCCTGTACTAGATGCAATAGCAATAGCTAACTCAGTAGAAGCAGAAGTAAATATCTTTTCACCTCTAGCTGCTACTATCTTGTTTGCAAAACTAGCAACCATTAAAGTAGTCTCAGAAGATGAAGCTGTAAAAGGTACTACTTGATTAACAAATTTACGAAAGCCATTGATCCTACGGTAGCCACCTGAAATATCAGGCTCAAAGTTTTCTAGTTCTAGTGCTTCTCCTGGTTGCATAATAAAGTTAGAACGGTTAAGTATTAAACCGCCTTCACAATTAAATGCTACTGGTTGTGTACGTGAACTATCTGGCATTAATTTACACCTGACATAAAGTTAGAAGAAACACGCGATGTATTAGTTACAGTAGATCTAATATACTCATACTTATTAATTAATAAGCTACGCATATTTTTAATACCCTCTTCAAATCTAGCAAAGTTTAATTGATACTGTTGTAGCTCACCTCGATACTGATATACATATGCAGTAGCACCATCTACCACTACAGGTGCAAATCTTTCTGGAATTGTTGTTGTATCACCATGAGCAGAAAGATCACTAGGAAAAGTAAAATAATCAAAGACTAATGTATAAGCTTTGTCAGGATAAGGGTATAGTAAATAATTATTATCAGGGGTACGTACTATATTTCTAGGTACGCCACCTTCACTAAATTGAGTAACTGCAACACCACTGGAATGTTCAGCAGCGGTTGTACTATTAGCACCACGGGTGCAACCTGTAATGTCATTACCTAATATACCAGTATAGGTAACTTGTTCACTACCTATATGTACTGTGCCTGTAGTATCAAGTCCTGTAGTGGATGCAAGAGTTAAAGTAGCTACACTACTAGAGTGAGATCCATTTAATGTTGTAGCTATAACATCATCTTCTTTACTGGCATAATTTTTTTCAATGTATTCTTTATAATTTAATGTAACTAAGTTATTACCTGACGTATTAAGATCAGTGTCTTTTTTAATTCTAGCTGTACTATAGTCTATAGATTTAGTACTTGTAGGTATTGTATATCTAGCTTGTCCTGCTACTAAAGTAGAAGAGTTACTAGCATGATTAAAAGAATAGCCAAACTCTGTCTGATTAATAAATCTTATTGATTCGTTAACAGCATTTTTACATTGAGTTTGTACACCTCTAGAACTAGAAAAGTTACTAGAAGTAAGCTCTACTTCATTCATACGTGTAATAACGCTATTAGCTAAAGTAAGAAAAGTAAGAGCCATGTTTACCCCAAGAGTTTTTTGTAGTGTATGTTTGATACACTAATGGGGCCAGCACGTAACCAGCCCCAAAAGTTATTGACTTATGCCAAAAGGTCACGGTCAACTTCCGTTGCAGCAACACGGCCACGAGGACCAGTATCAATGCAACAAGCTACAAGACGTAAAATGCCCGATGTAACATCTGCAGAAGATGCAATTAACTTAACATCAATTGTATCTGTAGTTGTTACATGAGCCGTAAACGTATTTGCAGCAGCAGTATTTACCACCATACTTTGACCATTTGTTCCTGAGGCTAAGAAGCCAGCAGAAGAAACGTCACCACCATCAACCATATCATCACCAGCAGCAAAATCAATATCTACTGTTGGGGAAGTACCATCAAAGGCAGTCTCAACTTCAGCACCTGCAAACAATACCAAAGTGTTAGCAGGAATTTCTAGAAGCTGAAAGATGTCTCCATCTGTACAGGAGTAACCATCTTCAACCATTTTAGCAATGTCCAAACGTGCTTCACGCATGTACATTCCCATTGCTTGATAGCGAGAGGTAGCTGCTGCAATGCTGTCTGAATCAACACCAGCAGTAGCTTTCGCGGTCATATCAAAAGTAGCCATTATATATCTCCCTTAAGCCGCGTTATACTTAGCAGTAACGATTGCTTCTGGACGAAGAATCTTCCTACCGTATAGATGCATACCACGAACAATGTCAGCAAAGCTGTCAGGATCACGATATGTTTCTGTTTTGTTGATCTGCTCTGCAGTTGCTACAGCAGAATCATGACCCGCTACAATAACACCAAAGTTAGTGTTTTGATTAGCTGTACCTGATGTACCTGGTCCAGTGCCAAGTGCTGGCAAGTTAGACGAGGAATACAAACGGAAACCGTGGAAGTTATTAATCACCAGACCATTACGTAGTCCACCTGATTCTCCATAGTCTCCATTCATGAAACGGCTGTCTTCGTCTGACAGAATTTCCATGAATACAGGGTCAATTACAAGCCAACGACCTTGAGTATCAACTTGTTGTTGATCAAGCAAACGCTTCATACGTGCAACAATCATTGCAGGTGAAACGGTAGCAGTTGGCAGTGAGGTAGCTCCGGGCATACGTGCAGTTACTGGAACAGAATGATCCCCTGCAGATGTTGTAGTAATATTACCAAAGCTATCTTTACGCAGTTTCATGCTTGTAAGCAATTCATCTGAGCCAGCAGTTGCTACAGCCTTTGTACCATTAACGGTAGTGTTAGCTGTATCTGCTTTTGCGTGTAGAGCAGATTGTTTAAAACCTGACAAGTAACCAAGAACTTCTTGGTCATACTGATCAGCCAAACGATAAGCTGCACGATTAGTTGCAAGATCCATGAAATTAACGTGGCTGTGGGCCTCTTCAATATCATCCATTTTAAAAGCAAAGTAGTTAGATTTATCTACTACAAGATTAAAATCTTCATCGTCCAGATCTTGAGCTGTAACAGTAGTTCCACGTGCATACTCTTGCACAGAAATTTCTGGTTCTTTAATGATACGGACTGTATCACCTTGTGCGGAGATCTCACCAAAGTAATCACTATTGGTAATATCGCCTACAGTAGCAGCTTTACGAAAAGCAAGCTGTACTTTTTTCGAATAGATAATGGGACTGAAGTTACCGTTTGGTAGATTCCCATAACCTGATGCGGTTTGAAAAGCCATGTTTAATCCTCCTATAAAAAGTTTAGGCTTTCTAAGTTAAACATTATAGTAAGAGGCTGTTACATCTTAGGGTGCAAGTTATATTAATTTGCGCTATTAATAATACTTGGGCCTATTCAAAACAGGTGTTCTCATAGTAAGTTTGACTTCAATGTTTGTGGAATATGTAATACAAAAGGTAGTCACCTTAGGTGAGGCTTTTGTTATATCCCCTAGTTATACTATTGATTTCTTATTTGTCAATAGTTAATTTACCTAGCAGAGCCAGATATATCATAAATAAATTTACCGCTACGTAATGCAGCGTTAATTTCATCTGATCGTTCTTCAAACTCTTTAGCAGACATGCGAGCTACTTCTGATTCTTTTATTGAGCTAGAAACATCTTCTACATCTACTTGAGTCTTATTATTCTTAGCCACTATCTTAGCAGCATCTTTAGTTTTCTTTTTCTTATCTGCAGGAGTGAGACCCTTATCCATTTTATAAAGATCAATTACTCGGATAACAGATTGTGGATCATCTGAGTTTTCATACAAAGCATCTTTAACCCATTTAGGTTGTGCATCTGCCCAGTTATGAAAATCATCTGCTGCTCGTAGATCATCAAAGTCTGAATGTGTTTTTCTAATTATAGACTCAGCACTGGTACGCTTAAGTTCTGTACGTTCGTTATCAAGTTCTTCAATACGGATGTTAGCTTTATCAAACATCTCTTGAGCTTGTTTAGCTGCAGTAGCTTGTACAAAACCTGCAACATCAGGGTATTCTTTCATCCAAGCCTCTAGATCTTCATCTGACTTAGGGGGTACAATACCTTCTTGCTTTGCAAGCTTTTCTAGTTTAGCAAATTTTTCTTCCCACTCTTTTTCTTTTTGCTGAGTGTGTCTACGTAAATCACCATAGCGTTTTTTAAAGGTTCGCTCCTCTGGAGATACTGGTGTTTCTTCAGTCTCTTCTTCTTTAGCTT